AGTGCTGTTGGCGCTACAGGTGCATCTAAGGCTGTTCAGGCTGATGCTGGTCAACCAGCAATTCTCCATGTAACAGGCATCACAACTGCTACTGTTGCATTGCAAGGTAGTCTTGATGGCACAACTTTTAGCACTGTTGGCACTGCCTTGACTGCTGATGGATTTGTCACTTTAGCTAATGCTCCTAAGTATTTAAGAGCCAATGTCACTGCTTGGACTTCAGGTTCAATCACTGCCAAAATCCTGTACTAAGGAGAAACCCTGTGAAGAAACCCACAATGGCTCAGAAGAAGGTTGGCAAGGTCATGCGTGAGTACAAGGAAGGTACTTTGCACTCTGGTAAAGGCGGTAAGGTTGTAAAAAACCCTAAACAGGCAATTGCCATTGCTTTGAGTGAAGCAGGGATGAGCAAGCCAAAGAAGAAGATGAAATGAAAACTGGACTTTATAGCAATATTAACGCAAAACAAGCCCGTATCAAGGCGGGTTCTGGCGAGAAGATGCGTAAGGTAGGTAGCAAGGGTGCGCCTACTGCTGATGCGTTTAAACAGGCGGCAAAGACTGCAAAGAAGCCTAAAAAGGTGAAGTAGATGAAATCTCCAACTTGGCAAACAAAAGCTGGTCAAAATCCAAAAGGCGGCTTGAATGCCAAGGGCAGAGCGTCTTATAATGCGGAAACTGGTGGTAATCTGAAGCCTCCAGTAAAGTCGGGGGATAACCCTCGTAGAGCAAGTTTCTTGGCTCGCATGGGCAACATGGCTGGTGCTGAGTACAAGAATGGTGAACCAACAAGACTGCTTCTTTCGTTGAAGGCTTGGGGCGCAAACTCCAAGGAAGACGCAAAGACAAAAGCTAAAGCTATATCCGCAAGGAACAAAGCGAAGGCAAGCAGATGACTTATTTAGAACTTATAAATGATGTACTTGTTCGGTTGCGTGAGACAACTGTCGCTTCTGTTAGCGAAACAACATATTCAACTTTAATCGGCAAGTTTGTCAATGATGCCAAGCGTCAAGTTGAAGATGCTTATGCTTGGAATGTTCTAGGCACTACTATTACTCTGTCTACTACTTCAGGCACATACCAGTATGCTTTAACTGGTGCTGGTCAGAAGTTCCAAGTTATTGATGTGTTGAATGTCACTAGCAATGTTGGCATGAAAAACATTGATTTTGCTTCAATGAACCGCAAGCAGAATTTCTCTACTCCTGTTAGTGGCATTCCATCAGAATATTGTTTTGATGGTATTGATGGCAGTTACGACACTAAGGTAACGATCTATCCTCGCCCTGATGGTGTGTATAGCATCCCATTCAGCCTTGCAGTGCCACAGGCTACATTAACTTCAGGCTCGACTGTTATTGCTGTTCCTGATGTTTTGGTGGCTCAGAATGCCTATGCTCGTGCTTTGGTAGAGCGTGGTGAAGATGGTGGATTGTCTTCATCTGAAGCCTACCAACTGTACAAATCTATGTTGTCTGACTACATTGCGTTGGAAGGCACACGTTATCCTGAGAATCAGGAGTTTGTGGCAGTATGAGCCAACAAATACAGACTTATAGTATCTCAGCCCCAGGTTTTTATGGGTTGAATACTCAAGACTCGCCTCTTGATTTGAATGCGGGTTTTGCTTTGGTTGCGACTAATTGCATCATTGACCAGTATGGTCGTATTGGTTCACGCAAAGGTTGGTCTAGAGTTAATGCTTCTAGTGGAAACCTTGGTGCAAATGACGTTAAGGTCATCCATGAGTTAGTTCAAGCTGATGGAACTTTGACTGTTCTGTTCGCTGGAAATAACAAGATTTTCAAGTTGAGTTCTACTAACACTGTTACTGAACTTACCTATGGTGGGGGGGGTACTGCTCCAACCATTACTGCAAGTAATTGGCAATGTGCATCCTTGAATGGCATCACTTATTTCTTTCAGTCTGGCTATAACCCATTGATCTATGACCCTGCTGTTAGCACTACGACATATCGTAGGGTTAGTGAGAAGACAGGTTATGCGGCTACTGTTCCTGATGCTGATATTGTTATCTCAGCGTTTGGTAGATTGTGGGCGGCAAACACAACAAGCAATAACTCTACTGTTTACTTCAGTGACTTGATTTCAGGTCATGTATGGTCTACAGGAACTGCTGGCTCTTTGAACGTAAACAATGTATGGGTAAATGGTGCTGACCAGATTACAGGATTAGCGGCTCATAACGGATTCCTATTCATCTTTGGTAAGCGTCAAATTCTTGTTTATCAAGGTGCAACTACACCATCAACTATGTCTATCAGCGACACTGTTGAAGGCATTGGTTGCATTGCAAGAGACAGTATTCAGACAACCAGCACTGATGTGTTGTTCTTGTCTAACTCTGGTGTTCGTTCTTTGATGAGAACTATTCAAGAGAAGTCTGCTCCTGAGAGAGACTTGTCTAAGAACATTCGTAATGACTTAATGTCCGTGATTGCTGGTGAAACACTGGCAAACGTAAAGTCTGTGTATTCAGAGCGTGAAGCGTTTTACTTATTGACTACACCAAGCATTAGTGGTGTATGGTGTTTTGACACTAAGGCTTATTTGCCTGATGGTGCGGCAAGGGCAACAACTTGGGATTCAATTACTCCAACAGCATTCTTGTCTCGCAGAGATGGAACTTTGTACATTGGTAAGAATGGTTATATTGGTTTGTATGACACATATCAAGATTATCAAACTGCATATCGTATGTTGTACTACACGAACCATGCAGACCTTGGGAATCAAAACCAAACTTCTATTCTGAAGAAGTTGTCCATTGTTGTGATTGGTGGAACTAACCAGACTGTTACCTTTAAATGGGGTTTTGACTTCAAGACAAACTATTTGTCTGATAGTGACACTATTCCAACTCAAGGCGAGTCCTACTATGGAATTGCTGAGTATGGTGCAAATGCTACAACTGTTGCCTATTATTCTGATGGTGTTGCTTTACAAACTCTTTATGTTTCTGCATCAGGAACTGGAAAAGTTGTTCAAACAGGTTATGAATCAAACATCAATGGTTCTGCTTTGTCTATTCAAAAGATTGAAATTCAAGCCAAAAATGGCAAGATAAGTTAAAGGGGTAAAAATGTCTAATTACACAAAATCAACTAACTTTGCAACCAAAGACAACTTGTCTTCTGGCGACCCTCTAAAAATTGTCAAGGGTACTGAAATCAATACCGAGTTTGATAATATTGCAACAGCCATTGCAACCAAGGCTGATCTTGCAAGTCCTACCTTTACTGGAACTCCAACACTGCCAACAGGCACGATAGGTGTAACTCAATCAGCTTCAAATAGTTCTACTGCATTAGCTACTACTGCATTTGTTCAATCTGTTGCACAAGTATTGTTTCCTGTAGGCGCTATTTACACAGCAACTGTTTCAACAAATCCTGCAACCTTGTTAGGGTTTGGTACTTGGACAGCATTTGCGGCTGGTAGAACTATTATTGGTAATGGTGGTGGATATACTGCTGGTAATACTGGTGGTAGTGCAGATGCTATTACTGTTAGCCACACCCACACTGCAACATCTACAGTTTCAGACCCCGGACACAATCACAGTGTTAATGCTGGTGCAAATGCAACTGCTTCATTAAATAGTGGTGGAACAGTAAATCTTGCCGCTACTAATACAGGAACTGCAACAACTGGCATTACTGTTTCAACAAGCATTGCTTCATCAGGCTCTAGTGGCACAAATGCTAACTTGCCTCCATATATCGTGGTCTATATGTGGCAAAGAACAGCATGATGATGCAAGACCCAAAATTTCGCATTACTCATCATTTTAGTGATGGGTTGTATGCCAAAGAGTCATTCTTCACGGCAGGAATGGCAATCATGAAGCATACGCATAACTTCAGTCATTTGTCTATTTTGGCTCATGGCAAGGTTGCTGTATTGCGTGGTACTGAGATTGATATTGTTTCTGCGCCAGCTTGCATTGAGATTGAGGCTGGTGTAACTCATGGGGTTAAGGCAATTACTGATTGTGTTTGGTTTTGCATTCATGCCACAGACGAGAAAGACCCGTCTAAAGTGGATGAGATTTTGATTAAGGGAGATTGATATGCCTATTGGTGCAGTATTAGGATTTTTAGGGGCGCAAGAACAAGCGTCTGCTACAGAAGCGGCGGCAAATACATCTGCGGCGGCTCAACGTGAATCTGCTAGATTAGCGGCTGAAGCGGCTAGATTTCGCCCTGTAGGGATTACTACCCGTTATGGTAGTTCCAACTTTCAAATGTCGCCTGAAGGCTACTTAACTGGCGCTGGTTATAACGTCAGTCCTGAGTTACAAGCCTATCAGAATCGTTTATCTGGTCTTGCTGGAAATGCTCTAACACAGGCAGAACAGGCACAGCAACAGTATGCACCTTTGCAGACTGCGGCTGGTGGTTTGTTTGGTTTGGGTCAGCAGTATCTTGCACAGAGTCCCCAAGAGGTTGCGGCTAAATACATTCAACAGCAACAGGATTTGCTTGCTCCTAGCCGTGAGCGTCAGATGGCTCAGTTGCAAAACCAGTTGTTCCAACAAGGTCGTGGTGGACTGTCTGTAGGTGCTACAGGTATGCGCCCAAGTGGTGCGGCAGGATTGGGTGCTACTACACCTGAGATGGAAGCCTACTACAACGCTATGGCTCAACAAGATGCTCAGTTAGCGGCACAGGCTCAGCAAGAAGGACAGCGTAATGTTGCGTTTGGTGCTGGCTTGTTTGGCACTGGTGCAGGGATGTTGGGTCAATACCAAGCTGGTCAGGTTGGCGCTCTTTCACCATTCCAAAGCTATTTGGGTACTGGTCAATCTATTGAGCAGATGGGTCAACAGCCTTTGACATTGGGTGCTGGATTAGGTGGTCAAGCGGCGGCTTATGGCGCTAATGTTGGTAATAGTTTGCTTAGAGGTGGAATGAGTGCCGCATTAACTCAACAACAAGGTCAAGGATTTAGTCCTTTAGCTGGTTTGTTGCAAGGTGCGGCTAGTAGTCCATACCTAAAAACTGGCTTTGAGAACGCTTATAACAATTACACAATGAACAGAAATATTGAGGGCGCACTTCCACAATCTGCAAATCCATATGGCAATCCAATGAGTGCAGAGCAATTTGACAGAATGAGTTACGGCTACCTTTAAGGAGTAATCATGGCATCAGAAATTCTCGGTTTATTTACTACTCCTGAACAGTACCAACTTGCTCAACAGCAAGCACAACAGGCGCAAGCTATTCAGTATGCAAATCTTAATCCAATGGCTCAAGCCAACTATGGGACTTTCCTTGCTGGACAAAAGCTAGGTGGTGCTATTGGCGGTGCTTTGGGTGGTGAAGACCCACAGTTAAAGTTGATTTCAATGCGTCAGCAGTTGGCTAGTCAGTTAGATGACACCAATCCCAACTCGTATATGATGGTTGCAGAGCAAGCTAGACGAGCAGGCGACCCACAATTTGCTATGGCTATAGCAGATGCTTATAGACAGTTACAAACTGGTGCGGCTACTTTGAGGAAGACAACAGCAGAAGCACAAAAAGCAGAATTATCTAATGCTCAAGAAGCAAAACTACGAGATGAGTTATCTAGATTACCTGCTAACGCAACAGAAGCTGACATTTTAGCGGTTGTTACTAAATATGGCGCTCCTGACAAAGTGTTGGCTGTATTGCAAGCATCTTCTGATAAAGCATTGCAAAGAGAAAATACTGCAAATCTTGAAAGAGAAAGAATACAAGCACGTTCTGATATAGAAAAAGACAGAATACAGGCACAAAAAGATCGTGATTTAGAAAGAGCAACTACGCAAAAAGAAAGAGATGAGGCTCAAAGAAAGTTTGATGAGCGCATGAAGCAAGCAGATAGAGACTCAAAAGAGGCTCTTGCAAGGATTGTTGGTTCTTTAAGACAACCTCCTGCCCCTGCTCTTACAACAATTGAAGACCCAGATAATCCAAATAAAACAATTACTGTTGATGCAAGAATTTACCAAGGTGGTGGTAAAGGTTCTGTTGGTGTTATTGGTGCTGGTAAGCCATCTGCTACTCAAGAAAAAGCCGCATTGTTAAAAGGGCAATTAGGCAAAGACCTTGACTTTGCAATAGCAGAATTAACTGATGTTACAAAAGATGGTGGATTGATTGACCAATCTACTGGAAGTGGTGCTGGTCGCCTTGTTGATATTGGAGCAGGATTCATTGGCAAAGCTACTCAAGGGTCAATAGCAATAGGAAAACTCCAACCTATTGCAGATATGTCTTTGAAAATGGTTCCTCGTTTTGAGGGTCCACAATCAAATGCCGATACTAAATCGTATAAAGAAGCGGCTGGTCAATTGGCTGACCCAACTTTACCAACAGAAATAAGGAAAGAAGCTGGAAAAACAGTATTGCGCCTTATGAAACAACGTAAAAATCAATTTGTTACGCCTGAATTAGCGGCTGAAGGCATTGGTGCTTCACCATCTGCTAATCAATCTGGTGGACAAACAAGTAAAGGTACAAAATATCAAGTTTTGCCAGATTAAGGAAGAATAATGCCAAAATATTTAATTGAAGGTAAGACAATCCAAAGTGAAACTCCTCTTACTGAAGCTGAGATTGATGAAATTGCGGCTTCAATAACAGAAGCTTTTTCTGGGTCTGCATTTAAACCTGAACCAACTGGTACTGTTGTAGATCAAATTCCTACTGGCGGTTATCCTCGTGCTCCTGCTTCTGTGCAAACTCCTAGCTTGTCTACAGGACAAAAAGTTTACCAAAATATAGTTAGACCTGTTCTTGCTCCAACTGTAGAAATGGGTGGTGCTGTAGCAGGTGGTTTATTAGGTGCTCCATTAGGTATTGCTGGCGCTGTTGGTGGTTCTGGTCTTGGTTATGGTATGGCAAAGGAAGCCGTTAATCTTGCAGATATTTATCTTGGTGGACAACAACCAAGACAAGGTGTTCAAGCCGTTATTGAGCCAATTAGAAATGTTGCAGAGGGTGCAACCTATGAAGTTGGTGGTAGAGTTGTTGCGCCTTATGTTGCAAAAGGTGTGAATAAACTTATTGATCTTGGTCTTGGCTCACCTGCACAACTTAAAGCGGCAAACATTGCTAGATCATCATTAGGAAATGACATACCACAAGTTTTAAGCATTTTAAAAAATGCACCTCCTAATGCAAGTGTTGCAGAAATTACTGCTTCTATTGAAAATCCAACATGGCAAGCATTGATACAAGAAGCATTAGAACGTGACCCACAGTATTTAAGAAAAACTCAATTATTTGGTGAAGAAGAATCATTGAAGGCATTGTCAAAACTTGCTGGCGGTGGAAATGCCGCAGAAACTCGTGCAGTTTTAGAAAATGCTAAAAAGGCTTTGAATGTAACAACCACGCCACAACGTGAAGCCGCATTAAGTCGTGCTAATCTTGGACAAGATGTTGCTGAATACGAAGTTAAAGCAGGAAAATTAAGCGAAGAAGCCGCCGCAAAGGTAGCAGACGTTAGACGTTTAATAAATGCTGGTCAATTAGCAGAGGCATCTGCAAGACTTGATTTAATAAAAGCGGGTCTTCCTGTTGGGTTTACCAGACATACATACAAGGGCGAACTTGCAGGTATGGCTGATCGTTGGGCATCTGATGCGGCAAACGCTTCACTTGATTTAGGTCAAGGCGCAAGATTTGCTCAAGCCGCCGCAGATTCATTAAGGTCGTTTGGAATAAAGCCATTAAAAACCGATTCTTTAATTGCTTCTATTCAAAACATTACAAAAAATCCAAAGTTTGCTGGTAACAGAGATTTACTGACTTCAGTAGATACTGTTGCAGATGATATTGCAAGATGGACAGATAAAAATGGTGTTATTGATGTAAATGCGTTAGAAGCAATCCGTAAAAACTCAGTTAATGGTGTTATCCAAAAACTTTATCCAAATGCTGATGCAACAGCACAAAAACGACTTGCTTCAGATGTTTTGTCTTCAATCAGACCTTTGATAGATGATGCTATTGAAGCTACTGGTGGAACAGGATGGAAGAAGTATTTGTCCAACTATAGAGAAGGAATGCAAAAAATTGCAGAACGAGAATTAACTGGTGAAGCTTTGGTCTTGTGGAAAACAAACAAAGACGCATTTGTTCGTTTAGTTCAAAATGAAACTCCTGAAGCAGTTGAAAAAGTCCTTGGCATTGGAAGATATGACATTGTTAAAGAATTGTCTGAAGATGCGTTAAATGTTTTAAGACAACAAGCTAACAAACGGATGGCTCAACTGTCTTCTCAATCTCAAATTACTGAAGGCAAAAAAGCACTTTCTAATTTAATTGAACAAAATACTTCAGTCATGCGGTTACCATCACTGCTTAATGTGTTTGCAACGGCTAGTAATAAGGTGCTAACTGAGTATGAAAAAGCAATTGGTGCAAAGACAATGAAAATTTTGACTGAAGCAATGAAAACACCACAGGGTGCGGCAAATCTTTTAGAAACATTGCCACAAGCAGAGAAAAATAGAGTTACAGAGTTGATTTTAGACCCTAGTTTGGTTAGGGCGGCAATTCAAGAAAGTAATCGAGAATAAGGACACAAAATTGACCCAATATCCATTTGTCTTCTTGCGGCTGGCTTGGTCAAAAACATCCAAGCTGGCTGTGACCTTTACAAGCAAGCTAAAGAGCAGTTTGTCTCTATTAAGCGTACTGCTGATGAAGTTGTTGCCATTGGCAAAGAAGTCAAAGGATTTTGGGGTGTTTTGCGTAAACTATTTGGCGGTAGTCCCAAGCCTGAAGTTGCAAAGTCTGTATCAAAGGCTAAAAAGTCTGACTACGTTGCTGTTGACGAAACTCAAGTCAAAGCTGACATCGTTAAGAACCTGACTGAGTTCTTCAAGCTACAGGAGCAGTTAGAAGCGCACATCAGGGAATCAGAGGAGAAAGCTAGGACTGTTGTTTTCTCTGATGATGTGAACTTGATGGAAGAAGCTCTAAACAGGGTTTTGGCGCAACAAGAGATGGAGAGGTTGGTAGTTCAGATACGAGAGTGCATGGTTTACCAATCGCCCCCTGAGATGGGTGCTTTGTATTCTGAGGTATTCAGCATGAGAGACATCATTGCTGGAGAGCAAGAGAAGGCAAGGAAAATGCGGGATGCAGAACAATGGCAACGAAAGGAAAAAGAGCGCCTCCTAGCAGAAAAACAAGCATACCTGTTGGTAGCTTTCCTGTTCCTCCTTTACCTATGGATGGTAATAGGTCTGGTAAGCAGGATTGGGAGAGCGTAGTGGGATGGATTGCGGCTTGTATTCTTGTAATTATGTTGTTACCTATTCTTGGTATGGTGTACTTGGATGTGCTTCAAATGAAACATGAAGCAAAACAACAGATTGAAAAGGTTGAGAAACTGAGAAGACAAATTGAACAGAAAGAAAGAGAGAAGCAGAAATGAACATTTACTGTATTTGGGGTTTGTCAATCATGTTGGTTTTGCTGACTGGTTGTGAAGATAGGTTTCGTTATCCTTGCCAAAACCCTCAGAATTGGTCTAATTCCGAATGCAAGCCTCCAATTTGTACCGCTACAGGTACTTGTCCAGATCAACTCGTTAAACCAGAACAGGAGAAAAAGTAATGCCTACCATTGGATACAAACCTAATAACCGCCTCAGTGCTGAAGAAATTGAAGTCAGGATTTGGGCAATCGTCATCTTTTCGTTGACTATGATTCTTCTTGGTTCTGTTGCTATGTTCTTATATAGCGTGTCTTTTGTGACTCAGCCCATGAATGGAATGGCGGCAATTGACAAGGTTTACACCCAACAGATCAATACCATCATGGTGTTCATTACAGGTGTACTTGGTGGTGTAGCTGGTCGTAGTGCTGTTTCAGCTACTGCAAAGGCTGTAGCCAAGGCAGAAGCCAACGACAATGATGAACCTCCTGCACCATGAGTTTGTTTAACCCTTGGGTGCTTTTGGGCATCCTGATGGCGGTAGTTGGTTCTTTCGGTGGTGGTTATCTCAAGGGGTCTAGTGATGAGGTTACTCGTCAACAACTTGAGATTGCCGCCCTGAATGCCCAAGCTAGGGTGAAGGAGCAAGCCCTAATATCCGCTATTCAGACCCAATCTACTAAACTTCAAAAGGCAAATCAAGATGCAAAACTTGCTCAACAAAAGCGCAATTCTGACATTGAGTCTGGTGCTCTCAAGTTGCGGGTTCCTGTCCAAACCCCCGTCTGCCCCGTACATACCGCCACAGATGCCCCCGTTGCCCCCAGAGATAGCGTTCAAGCAACAGCCGAATTTGACCGAGAGACTGCTAAATCTCTTATCGCCATCACAGACGATGGAGACAAAGCCATCAGACAACTAAATGCTTGTATTGATGCTTACAACAATGTTTACCAAACTTTGAACAAATCACGTTAAGATTCACGCTGTTGTCATTGATTTAGTTTAATTTCATACAACTTTACTGGAGTTGTCATGGGTAAAACTGTTTACAGCGATCAAGAGTTCATTGAACTTTGGAAAACTTATGAATCAGGCTCTGCAATGGCAAAAGCTATTGGCATGGATATGCGTAATATCATTAGGCGCAAAAACAACTTAGAAGTTAAGTACGGCGAGACACTAAAATCAAAGAATAATAAGAATCAAAACATCAAAGAAAATTCAGTTCGCAAAAGGTTAGGGATTGAAAATGGCATTGTTTTAGTGTTTAGTGATGCTCACTTCTGGCCTAGCATCCATACAACAGCGTACAAGGGTCTTCTTTGGGCAATTAAGGAGTTTCAGCCCAAGGCTGTGATTGCCAATGGAGACATATTTGATGGCGCTAGTATCTCTCGCTATCCTCGAATTGGATGGGATTCAACGCCATCGGTGATACAAGAGTTGAAAGCCTGTGAACTGGCAATGGGCGAGATAGAAGAAGCCGCCAAGAAAGCCCGACACAATGTAAACCTAGTGTGGACACTTGGTAACCATGATGCTAGGTTTGAGAACCGCCTAGCCGCAAATGCGCCTCAATATGAGCAAGTTAAGGGGTTTTCCCTGAAAGACCATTTCCCTGCATGGCATCCATGCTGGTCTTGCTGGCCTACAGAGAATGTAGTGGTTAAACATCGCTGGAAGGGCGGTGTACACGCTACACACAATAACACTGTCAATGCTGGCGTAAGCATCGTTACAGGGCATCTACACAGCCTTAAAGTGACCCCGTATGCTGACTACCAAGGAAACAGGTTTGGCGTGGATACTGGCACATTGGCAGATGTTGATGGGGCGCAGTTTGTAAACTATCTTGAAGACTCTCCTACCAACTGGAGGTCAGGGTTTGCTGTACTGACATTTCATAATGGGAAATTGCTTTGGCCTGAGTTAGTCCATAAATGGGCTGAAGGTCAAGTTGAGTTTAGGGGTAAGGTATATGACGTATGACCTTGTAGCTTATCTCCGATCGGAAATCAAAGAACTGCATAACATTCTGCATGAAACGCAACTTGCTTTGGCGCAAGCAAATGATAGATTAAACCGCCGATCTGAGCCTTTAAGTGAAGAGCGTGTATATACATTGTATAGACGTAGCTTGGATTGGAGACAGTTAGCTAGGGACATCGAGGCAGATCACGATATTGAATAGCAAATCGAAACCAATGCGTTTAAGTATACAAAGCATCAATTTTGTATACTTAAATGACCATGAATGAAACTTGAATAAAAAAAGGGGAGTCCTGAGACCCCCCTGCAAGTAACAACTGCACCTAAATTATGCCACACGAACCCAGACTAAGCCGTCTTCGTCTTCTGCGGTCTCTCCGATTTCGTATTCTTCGGATACTTCGTCTTCATCGCTTTCGTCAACTTCGTCTTCGCTGACTTCTTCATCGCACTGGTTGTATTCGTATTCTTCGGTAACGTCATAGTCAACGCACCAGCCATGCAATTGCTGGAATTCGATGAATTCTTGGATGATTGCAATCTTCTCAAAATCATCTGTCTCAATAATCACTGAGTCATCTCCAAATTCCCACTCTGCAATGTTAATCTCAATCTTGTACATGATATTCCCCTTGGTTATGGCACTATTGCCAAGTAAAATCCTATCTCTGATTTGTGACAGCTTCCACCCATAATCCATCAATTTTTACAACGAAAGGTTAAATAAATGAACTTATCTGCCAATTTTTCTTTGAAAGAACTAACAAAATCTGACACTGCTACCCGTCTTGGCATCGACAACACGCCTGATGAGGAAGCCATTGACAATCTCAAGACTTTGTGCGACAAGGTGCTTCAGCCTGTTCGTGAGCATTTTGGTAAGTCTGTGACAGTGAACTCTGCCTATCGTAGCCCTGAGTCCAATGCCGCTGTTGGTGGTTCTAAGACCTCAGACCACTGCAAGGGTATGGCGGCAGACATTGAGATTACTGGTATTGCCAATGCTGATCTCGCCCAATGGATTATGGACAATTTGGACTATACACAACTAATCTTGGAATTCTACACACAGGGTGTGCCTGATTCAGGTTGGGTTCATGTATCGTATGACCCCAATAACCTCAAGAAGCAGGAATTGACTGCTGTTAAGGTGGCAGGGAAGACCCAGTATCTCCAAG